AAGGATCCAGAGAAGTACTTCACCGAAGGAGTAATGCAACAACTGGAGGAGGCAGCGAAGAAGGAGTTTAGTTATGGAGGTTGATAAAATTTTATTTGGCGATTGTCGTGAAACTTTAAAAGAATTTGATGGCAAAGTCAGGATGTGTGTCACATCACCACCATACTATGGTTTGAGGGATTATGGAACTGCTACGTGGGTAGGAGGAGATCCAAATTGTAATCATATGAGAGACTCAAAAGTCAAACCTGAGAATTGTATTACTGGTCATAAGAACCATGATAAGATGGCAGGAGTTGGGGATGCAATATACAAAACTGTTTGCCCTAAGTGTGGTGCTGTTAGACAAGATAGTCAGATAGGACTTGAAGAAACACCAGAAGAGTATATTGAAAATCTTGTATCTGTTTTTAGATCAGTCCGTGATGTAATGACTGACGATGGCACATTATGGGTAAACATAGGTGATAGTTATTACAACTATAGACCTGGTAAAGGACAAGCATTACCAAAACAAACTGTAAGTAAAACAAAACAAGATCTACCTGACAAGTGTGCTAAGAGAGGTAACAAACTAGAAGGTCTTAAAGAGAAAGATCTGATAGGTATACCATGGATGTTAGCATTTGCATTGCGTGCAGACGGATGGTATCTACGTCAGGATATTATCTGGCACAAACCTAATCCTATGCCTGAGTCGGTAAAGGATAGGTGTACTAAATCACACGAATATATTTTTCTACTTTCTAAAAATCGTAAATACTATTATAACAATGAAGCAATTAAAGAACCCGTCAAGCAAGACTGGGGTACAAGAGACCGCACTAAAGGCAAGTACCATAATCCTGGCACTGGGTTGGTTCCTCATAGTGGGTTATCCAAGTCTTATGACAGGAAAAATAAGCGAGATGTTTGGACTGTAACAAACAAACCATATAAGGGAGCACACTTTGCTGTGTATCCACCTGACTTAATTGAACCTTGTATCAAGGCAGGGAGTGAAGAGGGAGACATAGTTCTAGATCCATTCATGGGATCAGGAACAACAGCAGTTGTGTCTAAATCGTTAAATAGACATTATATTGGTTGCGAATTACATGAAGATTATGGTAGACTAATACAGAAGAGACTAAGTGAGAAATCATTTGCGAGGTTAAGACTAGAATGACAGAACGAATAGAAGAAACAATTCTACGCAACCTCATTTGCAACGAGCAATACTATCGTAAGGTAGTGCCATTCATAAAAGCAGATTACTTTCAAGAGTACAATGAGAAAATCTTATTTGAAGAGATTGCAGACTTCGCTGCTAAGTACGATAAAGTACCTACTAAAGAAGTTCTTACAATTAATCTCCAGAGCAGAGGAGACCTTACAGAAGAGACATTCAAAGATACATTATCGGGATTAAATTCTCTTTCTGATGAGTGGGTAGATTATGATTGGTTGTGTGACTCAACAGAAAAATGGTGTCAAGATCGTGCTATATACAATGCATTAATGCAATCAATTAAGATTGCTGATGGCGGGGACAAGAAGTTAGACAAAGGTTCTATACCTAGTATTTTACAAGATGCTTTAGCAGTATCCTTTGACGAGCATATTGGACACGACTACATTGAACAGGCAGATGACCGATATGAGTTCTATCACAGAAAAGAAGAAAAGATTCCATTTGATCTTGAAAAGTTTAATTATATTACAAAAGGTGGTCTACCTAATAAGACTCTCAATATCGCTCTTGCTGGTACAGGTGTCGGGAAGTCTCTATTCATGTGCCACATGGCTGGTTCCGCTTTGTCACAGGGGTACAATGTTCTCTACATTACATGTGAAATGGCAGAGGAGAAAATTGCAGAGCGAATTGATGCAAATCTTCTCAACGTAAGTGTAAAAGATATTGTAGACATACCAGAAGTTTTATTCAGATCAAAAGTTCAAGAGATCTCAAAGAAAACACAGGGTAAACTTATCATAAAAGAATATCCTACTGCATCTGCACATGCAGGACATTTTAGAGCACTGTTAAATGATCTACAGTTAAAGAAAGATTTTAAACCAGATCTTATTTTTGTAGATTATCTAAACATTTGTGCATCTGTCAGATACAAAGGTGCTATTGTAAACTCATACACATATGTTAAAGCAATAGCAGAAGAACTTCGTGGTCTTGCAGTTGAAACAAATCTTCCAATCATATCTGCTACTCAAACTACTCGTGCTGGTTTTGGTAATAGCGATCCTGACCTTACTGATACTTCAGAATCCTTTGGTCTTCCTGCCACTGCTGATTTTATGTTTGCTCTTATCAGCACTGAAGAGTTAGAACAGCAAGGTCGCATTCTAGTCAAACAATTAAAGAATAGATACAATGATCCTACTGCATCTAAAAAATTCATGTTAGGAATTGACAGATCTAAGATGAGACTCTATGATGTAGCAGAGGATTCCTCTATATTAAATGCAGAGGATGAAGAGGTAGGAGAAACCTTACAACAATTCTCACAAACACAAAACCGATTATCTAAATTTGCAGAATGGAACGTATAAAGCATGTGGACTTTGATAGGTACACTCATTTCGTGGATGCTGTCACAAGCACTCCTAGTAAGGATTTTAAATCTCTTATTAATCGCTTGGGTGAACTTGACAGAGAAGGTGCCAATATTGAACGTCTTACCACTGCTGGTGTTGGGATTAATGCTGAAGGTGGAGAGTTTCTTGAGATCATTAAGAAGATGGTATTCCAAGGTAAACCATGGAACGAAGACAACAGAGAGCATCTAATCATTGAACTTGGTGACATCATGTGGTATGTAGCACAAGCATGCATGGCACTTGAAGTATCATTTGATGAAGTGATTGCTACAAACGTCAAGAAACTAGAAAAAAGATATCCAGAGGGATCGTTTGATGTTTACTTTTCTGAGAATAGGAAAGCAGGAGATAGATAATGTATCATAATAATTTTTTTACTGATGAACAATGGGAATGCATCAGGGTGTGTGTAGCAAATGCACCCATACCTTATGACATTACTAAGAAAAAAATTCCTGCTGAAATTCTAGAAAAGATAGGGCAACCTACTAGAATAAAACATGAAGGAATTGCTAAAGTAAAATACGATTTAACACCTTACGGAATATTTGACAATGAATAATATAGGATTAGAAGTAGTATTCTGGACTGTACTATCAGTTTATCTACTAGCAAAATTAGGAGTATTCAAATCTAAATAATAGAACATAGTTTAAAATTATGGCATACGACAAGGCAATACACAGTGCAAGAGATATAGACAGTGCTCATGTTGATGATAAAAATTGGAGATATAATAAAAACTTTCTGAAATCCTTCATACAGGTTTTAGAAGCAATGTCAACTCATCTACCAAGAGCGATAACGAGTGGTGCTACACATTATTTTGCCCTTGACGAATCATCTGGTAAAGTAAAAGTAAATCCACACATATCAAGTAGATTGCCTAGAGATAATGATGTCATAGGAGAGTTAAGTCATAATGATATTGTAGATTATAGAAAGGCGGTAAAGAGTGTACTAGAAAACAATGATCTTTGGGACAATAATTACAAAACAACTGTGTTCACTGCCATTGGATTTGGTAGTACGGGATCAAAAAGTCCAGCACAATCTACAGCAATCAATGAATCACTACAAGCTTATGCTTGTGCATGTAGACAAGCAAAAGGAACTAAGTTGGAGGTTGGTGAGTTCATTGATATTCTCAATGAAGAGGATGATGTTAAAATTCTTGCAAATAAAGCAAAACAAAACACAATCATTGACGGTAAATTTTTTAATGAGTTCAAAGATTATGTAAACATGTCTGATGCTGGTGGTGATTGGGCAACATCCAGTGTGTTTATTGCAAACAAAATACATGATCCATATGTTTCTGGTGGAACATACAAGTTTTACAGACAAGATCAGTATAAAGAATTTAAAAAAACATATGCTGACATGAAAAATAAAATAAAACAGAGTCCGCTAAAGAGAGACGTTGCTGCAGTATATGGAAACACACAGATGGCAGAAGATAAATGGAATCCAGCAGATATCATCGCAGTAAAGACATCATATGATGGTAGAAAAGTATACAAACCATCTGGTAAATCATCTCTACAGGCAGATAATTCTGAGATGAAAAATGCTGTAAAATTGATAGATGATTTTAAGGATTTGTATGAGTATAATAAATGGATTCACAAACAGTTTAAAGATAGAAATATTATACCAATATCTTTGAAGAAAACTATTGACACAAATCCAAAGGTAGAAGTTGTAGATATCAAAGAAGTCAAATCTCTTGAAGCATTTCTTGACATGGATGTTAAGGTGACTGATATAGAGTGGAAATTGGAAGCAAAAAAATGTTTAATATATTTTGATGCACCAGGTTTTCAAGAAGGATTTTTTGATGCTAGAGGATTTGAAGAATCAGGTAAGATAGCAGACATTCAAATACAATTACAGCAAGGAAAGCAAGCTAGTCATGGAAAAGTGACGTTACCAGTTACATATTTGATTACTAGATTATCTAAAGGTACAAGTTACTTTAATGTTCTGCAAGCAATGAGAAGAAAATGTTTTGGCAGTCCAATAAACAGAAACTTTTTTGATTATAAAGTTATAGCAAATGACTTCAAAGATGATTCCTCAGTTCTTGCCAATACTTCAGCATATGCTGAGTACCTTAAAAAATTATCTGGTGGTAAACATCCAAAAGCAAAAGTCATAGAAATGATTCAAAAGATGCAGAGGAGTAGAGAATCTAATTTAGCAATTGCCAAGTGGGTAAAAGACAAAGTACAATCATATGAGATTGGTTTTTTACTTGGTAAGAATCAAGTTCTACGTCAAGAAATAAAACAAAACATATTAAAGTCAATGTATTTGTATGCATCATCTAAAGGATTCTATATTTTTAGAGATGCAAAAGTAAAATCATATATGCAATCTAGTACCTATCTTAAAGTAGGTGGATGAGCAAGAATACACACTTAGAACATCTAGAAGATAGCATTTTGCTTGATGGTAAGCAAGGTGCAAAGGATGCCTTTGTGTTTATAGATTTACTTGCAAATACTTTTAGTGGTAAAGGATCAAATTCATTTAAAATTACTACAAAATGGGACGGTGCTCCTGCTATATTCTGTGGTATACATCCAGTTGTTGGTAAATTTTTTGTAGGAACAAAATCTATTTTTAACAAGAGTCCAAAGATAAATTTTACAGCACAAGATATTGATAGAAATCATGGTGACTCGCCAGGTCTTGTAGAAAAATTAAAAGTAGCACTAGAATATTTTCCAGAGTTAGGAATAAAAGGTATAGCACAAGGTGATCTGCTATTTACAGACGATACATCAACAAAAACTATTGATGGTAAGAAACAACTAACATTTCAACCAAACACTATCACCTATGCAATACCAGAAAGTGATGATTTTTATGTAAAAGCAAAGAAAGCAAAGATAGGTGTCGTTTTTCATACCACATACAAAGGATCTACTATAGAAACATTGAATGCTTCTTTTGGATATGATGTATCAAAATTAAAAGAAACAAAAAATGTGTTAGTTCTTAGTTCTGAGACTGGACAATTAGGAAAAGATACTTTATTAACAAATGCAGAGAAATCTTCTTTGACAAGATTAAAACAAAAAACATCATTGTTATTGTCACGCAGTGGAAATTTTTTAGATGTAGTAGCACAACAGATAGCAGACAAAGATCAACTGACTATAGGACCTAGACTTAAAATATTTTTTAATAAGTATGTTCGTGATGGTAAAAGACTTCCTCTACCAGAAAAATTTGTAAAAGAATTTAAAAATTATTTTCAAGAAGAAGTACACAAGGCAGCAGATAAAGTCAAAACACCAAAAGCAAAGGCAAGTAAGTTATCTAAACTGTACGATGGTCTAGATCTCATAGATAGTAACGAAGATGGTCTGAAAAGAACCGTGGAACTATACACAGTCCTACAAGGAGCGAAGGAAGTATTCATTCGTAAACTTGAAAAGGGTGAGAGATTTGGAACATATCTGAAAACAGAAGATGGTTTCCAAATTACTGCACCAGAAGGGTATGTTGCTATAGATGAGGGAAACAATGCTATCAAACTGGTTGATAGATTAGAATTTTCTAAGGCAAACTTCAATGTCTCTAAGAATTGGGTGAGTGGAGATGAAAAATAGACTAGTGTTTACATTTGGAAGATTCAATCCACCCACTGTAGGTCATGAAAAATTACTCAACAAAGTTGCTGAAGTAGCAGGAGATGATGACTACTTGATTTTCCCATCACACACTCAGAAAAAGGACAAGAACCCATTGGATTCTAAAACTAAGAGTGATTACATGAAAAAAATGTTTCCACAACATAGTGACAAGATTGTTTATGACACATCACTGAAGACAATCATAAATGTTCTTTCTAGATATCAAGGAGATTATATGTATGCCACTGTAGTAGTAGGATCTGATAGAGTTCAGCAGTTTAATATACTTACTGCAAAATATAATGGAAAAGATTATACATTTAGAGGTATAGATGTCATATCTGCTGGTGAAAGAGATCCAGATGCAGATGGTTTGACTGGTATGTCTGCTAGTAAAATGAGAGAAGCAGCAAAAAATAAGAATATGCTGTTGTTTTATCAGGGAATACCTGATACACTATCACAGAAAGATAAATTAAATCTTATGTTAGATGTCAGAAAGGGGATGGGACTCAAATGAAGAACTTTAAAAAATTAAGAGAGGAAGCTTTAAGACAACAACAAAGACATGAACATGTTCTTAATGAGGGAGATCTAGTGATGTCATCAAGAACAGGAGTCAAAGGTAATATACATAGAATTGGTGGCAACTATGCAATTATCATCTCTGAAGAAGGAAAAATGTTTAGAGAGTGGATAAAAAACATTAGAGCTATAAATAACATGAGACGAACCTCCTTTTTTAACGATGAAGAAGCAAGACACAGTAAATAAAATAAAGAATAATGATGGGTTTTCATCAGGATTGATGGAATCTTATGGTAAATGGATGAGTGGAGACTGCTTCCAGAATACTACATTACCAGATATCCATGAGGCACCCTTTGATGGCATGGATCCACAGTCTAACGGTGCAGAGATAGAAGATATTACAAAGAAAAAGAAAGAAGTCAAGAAAGTAACTCCAGTTGGAGCAAAAGAGACTGCTCCTGCAAATGAAGAGTACGAAGTATTAGAACGTGAAGAGATTGAACTAGAAGGAGAACTCTATGTTATAGAGAAGAGAAGATATTTTGCTACTGAAGGTAGTATGAAGACAGCTCGTGCTAATGTTGGTGCTTCTACATGCTGGAAAGGATATAAGGCAAAGGGAACTAAGATGAAAGGAGGAAAATCTGTTCCTAATTGCGTTAAGGAAGATGAGTTTCATCATCAGAAAGATAAAGATGGTAATACAATACCACACGAAGATGAAATAAAAGAAGGTAAGAGAGGTCTTTATGACAACATCCACGCAAAGAGAAAGAGAGGAGAATCTCCTGCTAAGAAAGGCGATAAAGGATATCCTGCACCTGATGCATTCAAAAAAGCAGCAAAGACTGCTAAGGAAGAAGTAGAACTAGCAGAGAAAAAGTTAGATCCAGTTGGAAAAGAAGACAAGGACATTGATAATGATGGAGATCATGATAAGTCAGACAAGTACCTAATTGCTAGACGCAAGAAGGTCGGCAAGATTATTGCTATGTCTAAGAAAAAATGAAATCCTATAGGGAACTAAAAGAACAGATCAAAAACAAGAAAGATACTTATTCTAAAAAGAATAAGAAGTCTGGTCATGTTGAAGTGATGCCTACTATTAACGATGGGCAGAAAGGCATAGTGACTACAACGAAAAATGAAGAGGTGTTACATGAAAAATCAGTCTCCAAATCCCAACAAAGATTCTTCGGGATGGTTAGAGCGACTCAGAAAGGTGAGACGAAAGCTCCCTCATCTGAGGTTGCCAGAGTTGCTTCCAGCATAAAAAAGTCTGATGCAAAAGACTTTGCAAAAACTAAACATAAAGGACTACCAGAGAAAAAGGTAGCAAAAGAAGAAACATGTGGTAAAGGTGAGTATTATTGTAATGATAGTCAGAAGTGTAAACCTATTCCCAAGGGCATGAAGGTAAGGGGTGATGGGTTTTTGACTAAAGAATCATTTGAGTCTGGTGTATTAAAAGCAAGAAGACATCATAGAGTAGGAAAACTGATGTCATTCAAGGATTTTATGAAGATTATGGGTGAGATTTTAGGGGAGTGGGAAAAGTAATAAATAGATACACACACATTATGGGATTAATACCATGTTTTCGTTTCTACTTCCACTTGCAACAAAAATAATTTCTGATGCAGTAGCTAAGATTCCTGACAATGAGGAACTTGGAGAAAAATTAATAGATATTTGCTTAGTTATCCTAGGTAAGGCAGTCAAACTGACCAAAACTGATATGGATGACAAGTTACTTGAGACTGTCAAAGCCGCTATCGCAGCAAAGGAATAGTCCTTTTATAAATAAAACTTAGAACTATACACGATTAGAGAAAAAGATGTCACTTATTGGAACAACGGATGCTGCTGCATTCTCACAAAGTGTTGGTGTCGTCAATGGCGATGCTACCGTAACAAAGAACGCTGCTGACACCGTTGTCGGTGGTGATGTACTTGAAATTTCTGGTGTTAACTACATTGTTAAGACCGTTACTAGCACAACTAGCATAGAATTACACAAAGCATATGCTGGAGCAACTGCAACAGTTGCTAATACTGCTGTAATTAAAAGAACTCCTCCTAAACAAGTTGCAGAATTTGTAATCTTAGGTGGAGATTCTAACAGTTACGAATTGATTTTTGCTGATGCTACTGAGGGTTCTCTTGCTGAGAGTAAGTCTCGTGGTATTAGTAATCCTGGTTGGTGGTTGTATAGAACATATACTGATCACTATGGTAACACACGTCACAAGGCAGAATGTGTAGCAGCTCTATCTGTTGCTGCTGGTACATCTGGTGATGCATCTGATGATACCATTGCTGCTGATGTTGCATCTTCTGTAACTATTGGCACACAGCCTGCTTCTTCCACATCATCTTCTGGTGCTGGTACATTTGCGAACCTTGCTACAAGTACAACAGGAACACCTGGAGCACTTGCATATGTTTGGCAACGTCAAACTGCAACTGGTAAGCGTTGGCAGAATATCACTGCTTCACTTGATACAGGTATTACTTACACTAACTTTACTACAGCCACACTTGGTTACACTGGACTTGGTGGTGATACCCTAGATGGTTATAAGTATCGTGTTAAGATCACATCTGCTAATGGTACTGAGGAACAAATCTCTAACGGAGCAGCAACCCTAACATTCGGATCATAATGAATGAACATTAGTGAATTGAACCAAGAAAATTGGTTAATCTTTGCAATTAAAAATTATAACAACCCGTTGTCTGTAACCTACTCTGATTTTGAAGAGGACTTGAAGAGATTCAAGTACATCAAAAGACTGATGAGAAGGTATGAGTCAACGGGAGAGCTGAAGACTCACCTGATACTTAATCATGTGATCGTATTGTATAATGTTTTTGATGAGGCAGCAACACCGCTGCTATTTTACAAGTTAGAAGAGGCATATTGGTCTGTTATCAAGGCTTTTATGTTATTTCTAGATAGATTACCACCTGTACTTAACGAGGATGTTGACGAGGAATGTCTAAAACAATTGAATCTAATATGAATGAAATGATAAACACTGCTGGTGACGGTTCTGGTCTACAGTTACCTCCCGCATTTGTTATGGTAAACCCTAGACAACATCGTAAGTATAAGAAAAATAATGAGACAGTGGATGGTCGTACCAAAGGTGCTAAAGATCTCTTCTCCCGTATACAACGCAGAAAAATGACTGGAACAAAAAAAGAACATACCGAAATTGAATCTCCAATCACTGAAGTAGTTGCTTCTGATACTGAGAGAGCTCAGAAACAGATCGGACAGATGAAAAAACTCAATCGTCAGAAAGATTTACAGAAGAAACGTGGTGAAGCGAAGGAGAAAATGGTTAAAAAGACCAAAGAGATGGATACTCTTATGAAAGCAAGACTATCTGATTTCAAAAAGAAAGCAGCATCTCAAACTAAAAAACTAAAAAGAAATAATGAGGACACAGAAGTGAATAAAGATGTAATTCTTGAAAAACAAGACGTAATACAAGTAGCACTAGACGTTGCTACATCAGAACTAAACCCACAGGGTGAAGGTCAATTTGCAAAGATCCAATTTGGCGATGGATCTGTACAGAATTTAGATAACTTCTCTGCAAAGAGAATTGCAGCATGTTATGGTCAGTTGGATGATACACATAAGCAACAGTTCCAATACATGTTGAACAAAGATGCTTCTACATATCAATCTGCACTTGATTTCGCTATACGAAACGTGTAAGATTAGGAGCGATGTCTGAAATAAACACAGCAATACTAGAAAGACTAGAAAAAGTAGTTGACACACTTCAAGATAACTCTGTGAAGATGGGTCAAATTCTTGCTGTGCACAATGAGAAGTTAGACAAGCAAGATAAGGTAGATGAAGTTCTATTTGAGAAGTTAGACAGACTATCTGCTGACCTCAATAGAGAAACAAACTCTATCAAGAAAGGATGTGAGAGAGATATAAGATTAGTAGATGATAGACTCCGTGTAATGGAGAAGAAGATGTGGACGATAGCAGGAGCGTTGACTGTGATATCGTTTATAGTCAGTCCTATTGGACAAAGAGTTATTCAAGGCATGGTTGCAGAGAAAGACTTGACAGAATCAGCATCAACTACTATAATACGTTCAGTGAACTAATTATAATGTGTCATATATTGATATTAAATATATCAATCTAGTATCACCTCGTCTGACCCTCTTCTCTAAGAAGAAGGCAGACCTTTTTAATTTTAGATGTCCCTATTGTGGTGACAGTAAAAAGAGAAAGAACAAAGCACGAGGATATATCTTTAAAATTAAGACAGATTATGTCTATAAATGTCACAATTGTGGTGTTGGTAGGACGTTATCTAATTTTTTAAAAGACCAAGATCATCACCTTCATGATCAATATATTATGGAGAAATTTAAAGATGGTAGGTCTGGCAAGGGAACTACTGTGCCTAAACCAAAACTTAATTTTTCTCCTCCTAATTTTGTCAAATCGGATACTGGTCTAGAAAAAATCTCAGACCTAAATATTTTTCACGAGGCTAGGAAATATCTAGAACAAAGAGGCATCAAAGATCTTGACTATTTCTACTATTGTCCAAAATTTAAAGAATGGACAAACAAACAAAAGCAGACATTTGATACCCTCAGACAGGATCATCCCAGAATCATCATCCCTTTCAAAGACAAACAAGGTAACCTTTTTGGATACCAAGGCAGATCACTAGCACGCCACGCTAAACTTAGATATATCACGATCATGCTGGACGAGGAACAACCCAAGATCTTTGGACTGGATAGAATAGATACAAACAAATCAATTTACATTACAGAAGGACCGTTTGATGCGACGTTCATTAAAAACTCGGTTGCCATGGCTGGTTCCGATATTGATATTGGGTCGTTTGGTTGGAGCGATCATATTTGGATTTTTGATAACGAACCACGCAATAGAGAAATCGTCGCAAGAGTCTCCAAAGTCGTTGACCGAGGAGACAAGGTAGTCATTTGGCCTAATAATATTCAGCAAAAGGACATAAACGACATGTATCTTGCTGGACACGATGTGCAGAAGGTGGTAGAATCTAATGTATATCAAAAACTAGAAGCAAAACTTAAATTTAATAACTGGAAGAAAGTATGACAAACGGATCTGATATTAAAGTTCGTAAGCGTAACGGTGCTCTAACACCATTGAATTTGGATAAGGTTCATATGATAGTAGAGGAAGCATGTGAGGGTCTAGGAGGGGGTGTGAGTGCCTCTCAGATAGAGATGAGTTCTGGTTTACAATTCTTTGATGGAATTGAAACTAAAGACATTCAAGAAATTTTAATTAGATCAGCAAGTGATCTGATTAGTTTAGAAACACCTAACTATCAGTATGCTGCTGCTAGATTACTCTTGTATGCTGTTCGCAAACAAGTATTTGGATCTGGTTGGACTAGTGGATATCCTAGTGTCTATGATCATGTAGTAAAATGTGCTGAACATGATGTATATGATAAAGATATTCTAGATAAGTATACAGAAGAAGAATGGAATCAGATTGAATCATGGATAGACCATGAGAGAGATATGTTATTTACCTATGCAGGACTTAGACAGGTGGTAGATAAATATCTTGTACAGGATAGGAGTAATGGTCAGGTTTTTGAGACACCACAATACATGTATCTCATGATTGCTGTCACATTATTTCAAAACTATAAAGAAAATAGATTAGATTACATAAAGAGATATTACGATGCCATTTCCAGACATAAACTCAACATACCGACCCCGATCATGGCAGGAGTTCGCACCCCTCTTCGGCAGTTTGCGTCTTGTGTTTTGGTTGACGCTGACGACACCTTGGATAGTATTTTTACTTCTGATATGGCCATTGGTCGTTATGTCGCACAGCGTGCTGGTATCGGCATCAACGCAGGTAGGATCCGTGGGATCAACAGTAAAATCAG